TCGACGCGCACATGATCGCGAAACGCAGAGCTTCTAAACGATCACACGGGGTGAGCATGTCCGACGCGCCGCGCTCGCTGACGTACATCCGGCTGGACGCCATTTTACCCGCTTCTCGTAACCCGAAGATCCACGACGACACCGGTATCGCTCGGTCGATCAAGCACCACGGCCTGGGCGAGCTGCCCTTGCGTGATGACCGGACGGGCCGACTGGTCGCGGGTCACGGCCGCCTCGACCAACTGATCGACATGCGCTCCGCTGGGGCTACTCCGCCGGACGGTGTGACCGTCGACTCCGACGGGATGTGGATGATGCCCGTGATCACCGGGTGGTCGTCCCGCTCCGACGAAGACGCCGAGGCGTACCTGATCGGGTCCAACCACCTCGCTGATGTGGGCGGATGGGACGACCGTGGCCTGGCTGAGGTGCTGGGTGATCTTGCCGGGGTCAACCTGCTCGAACTGACCGGCTACGACGTGGGCGACCTGGATGATCTGCTGGCGGGGCTGGAAGAGGCAGCCCGCGACGTCGACCCCGACTTCGGGGACCCGCCGGACGGCTCACTGAACACGTCCGACGGCCCGTCGATCTGGGACCTGAAGGATCGCTACGAAGGTCGCGAAACCCGCCAGATCGTGTTGACCTACACCGTGGACACGTTCGAGTGGCTCGTCGGTCAGCTCGCCGACTTGGCGGACAAGTACTCCGTCGACTCCAACTCCGACGTGATCATGCACCTGGTGCGGACCGCCACCGGCAACGCCCCGTGATCGCGTTCGACGCGGTGACGGTGGATCGGGTGATCGACCCGAAGGCTGCCACCGCGATGGTCGGGGCGATCGTGCCCGCCATCCCGCCCAACGTGGACACGGCGACCGTCGCCCGGGACTCCCTCACTGGCGAGCCGATCTTCGCGTATCTACCGGTGACCGGCACCGCCGAGCTGCGCCGTGCGGTGTTGGCGATGCACTGGGGCCAGACGGTCCGGCAAGAGACCGGCCTGCGGAACGTGTCGCGCACGTTCGGCTACCGCCCGCGTAAGGCCATGACCGGCGACGAGGCGTGCTCGCGGGCGGCGTTGGCCCGGGACGCACCCGACACCCACCGTGTCTTGACGGAGTGGACGGCGCACCTGGGGGCGGCCCTGCGCGAGGTCCTGCCCGAGGTGGACACTGCCGCCCGCGACGTCATCGACCACGTGTTGCCGGACTGGCGCCTGGGCGAGGCAGAGCCGTGGACGTCCGGCGTCGTCAACAAGACGTCGACGTTGCCGTACCACCGCGACGGCAACAACTTCGCCGTGTGGTCGGCGATGCCGGTGGTGCGCCGCGCCGTGGTGGGTGGGCACCTGCACATCCCCGAATACGACATCACGCTGGCGTGCCGGGACGGGTGGGCGCTGTTCTTCCCCGGGTACGAGCTGGTCCATGGGGTGACCCCGATCCGGGTGACGCGCCCCGACGGGTACCGGATCTCGGTGGTGTACTACGCGCTGCGCGGGATGCGGGACTGTTTCACGGCGGCCGTCGAAACCGCTTACGGGCGTCGACGCCGTACCGAGCGGGAACGCGATATGGCCGCGCGGATCGCGTCCGGTGACCGGGGGATCCCCGGCTGGTCTGATGAGCGGGTCGACCGCATGGAGAAGCAACGCCTCCGCCGTGAGCGTCTGGGGCGCACGTGACCCGTCGCGGCCGGGCGGACGACTACCGGATTGCGATCCCGTCGTACCGGCGGGCGGACCGGCTGGCGACGACGCTGGCGCTGGTCGACCGGTCCCGGGTGACGGTGTTTGTCGATGACGCGGACGACACACTGCCCGCGTATCGGGCGCTGGGTGTTGATGTGGCGGTGTTGTCGACCCGTGGGATCGGCCCGGCCCGGCACGCGATGGCCCGGCACTTCCCGCCGGGCACGCCGGTGGTGGGACTGGAAGATGACGTGACCGGTGTGGTCACCGCCCGCGGCAAGGACTTGGTTCCGATCACTGATCTGGACGGGTGGCTGCGGAACGCGTTCACGACGACGGCCGCGCATGATCTGTGGGTGTGGGGCGTCAACCCCGTCCCCAACGCGTTCTATATGAAGGCTGGGTTGACGGTCGGGTTGCGGTACGCGATCGGCACCCTGCACGGGTTCTTCTCCCGGCCGGATCATCCGGTGCACGCACCTGCCCGGGTCCCCGTCAAAGAGGACTACGAGTTGTCGCTGCGGGCGTGGTGGTACGACGGAGGGATTGTGCGGTTCTCCGATGTGGCTGTCCGGGCGGATCACTATCGGGCGCCGGGTGGGTGTGTCGACACACGCACCGTGTGGGACTCCGAGACGGCCGCAGCGACGTTGATCGCGGACTGGCCGGGGCTGGTCCGGCGCAACACCACCCGGGCATCCGGGCATGCGGAGATCATCTTGGCTGCGCGCCGACGGCATCTGGGGCATCCGTCCACCGCGACGCCGCCCGTCAGTGATCCACTAAAAGGATCTCCAGTGATCCACTCGTGATCATCCGGATCTTCATCGTCGCACTTCAGGGCATATGTCGATCTATCGATCCACGCTAAGCGTGTAAAATCTCAGTGCCGTGTGGTTGTACCGGCCTACAAACGATCTCGTCACAGGGCACTTCAGGGGCCAATACGGCGATTTCCCCAATCTGGGAGTCATCATGGGGCGACCCACCGGACGACCGCCGAAGCCCCTCGAAGAGAAGATCCGCACCGGCAACCCCGGCCGCCGACCACTGCCCGACGGCGGATCACTGACGATCCTGCCCACCCTGGGCGAGACCCCCACCCCCGCACGCCGCCTGGGCGCGCCCGGGCAAGAGCTGTGGGAGCGGGTGTGGACGTCGCCCGCGGGATGGCTGGCCCGCGGGATCGACGACGAGCTGATCCTGCTCATGTGCGAGCGCGTCGACGAACGCGCCAAGCTGCGGTTCGAAGTGCTGAAGTACGGCGACCGGCTGGAGCGGGTAGCCCTTCGGCAGCTCGACGCCCAGATCCAATCCGACCTGATCGAGCTGGGGTTCTCCCCGTGCGCACGGGCCCGGATCGGCATGTCCCAGGTCAAGGCCGACTCGTCGACCCTGGACAAGATCGCCGAGCGGCGCGCCACGCGTGGCTAAGGTCCCGCCGTCCGCTCCACGCTGGACCACCCCCGTCACCAAGGCTGAGATCGACCGCGGCGACGGGCACGACTTCGCCGAGTTCGTCACCGAGTACTGCCGCGTGACGAAGGACTCCGTCGGCGGATCCGCCGGGCAGTTGATGAAGCTCCGCCCCTGGCAGACCGACGTCGTGGGACGACTGCTGGCGCGCAGCCGCAACGGTCGGCTGAAGCACCGGCAAGGGCTGATCGGGGTGGCCCGCAAGAACGGCAAGTCGGCGCTCGGCGCGTCGCTCGCGTTGTTCGAGCTGATCTACGGGCCGAACGGTGGCGAGGTCTACTCGATCGCCGCCGAGAAGGAACAAGCCCGGATCGTGTTCGGCACAGCGAAGCGCATGGTCGAGATGGACCGAACCCTGACCGCCCGGTTGCAGCTGTTCAAGGATGTGATCTCCGACCGGCAGACCGGGTCGATCTACCGGGTGCTGTCCGCGGAGTCGTACTCCAAAGAGGGACTGAACCCGCACTTCGTGGTTGCTGACGAAGTCCACGCCCAACCCACCCGTGAGCTGTGGGACGTGATGGCGCTGGCGTCCGGGGCCCGACTGGAACCGCTGATGGTGGGGATCACCACCGCTGGGGTGCGGTCGGACTCGTCGGGGCGCGACAGTCTGTGTTACGGCATGTACCAGTACGGCCGTCGGGTCGCCGCCCGCGAGATCCGCGACCCGGCGTTCTTCATGGCGTGGTGGGAACCGAAAGATCCCGAGTCGGATCACCGGCTCCCGGCGACGTGGGCCGAAGCCAACCCGGGCCTGGGGGATCTGGTCGCGGAAGCCGACTTCGCCTCGGCGGTGCTGCGCACCCCCGAACTGGAGTTCCGCACCAAACGCGCCAACCAGTGGGTGTCGTCCGCGGCGACGTGGCTGCCGTACGGAACGTGGGCGGCCTGCGCCAACGGCCGCGCGATCGAGCCGTACAGCGAAGTCGTGTTGGGGTTCGACGGGTCCTTCAGCAACGACTCGACGGCGCTGGTCGCGGTCGCTGTCGGGGATGTGCCGCACCTGGACGTGTTGGCGTGCTGGGAGAAGCCGGTCACCGAAGACGAGTGGCGGGTGCCGATCGTCGACGTCGAAGACGCCATCCGGTCGGCGTGCCGCATGTTCAAAGTCCGCGAGATCGTGTGCGACCCGTTCCGGTGGGCCCGCACCTACCAGGCGCTGGAAGAAGAGGGGCTCCCGATTGTGGAGTTCCCCCAGTCACCCCAGCGGATGGTGCCGGCCACCGCCCGGTTCTACGAGGCGGTACTGAACCGCGGGTTAACCCACTCGGGTGATCCACGGCTGGCCCGGCACATGGACAACTGCACATTGAAGGTCGACGCCCGCGGCGCGCGGCTGGCGAAGGACGCCCGCAACTCCCCCCGCAAGATCGACTTGGCGGTGGCGTCGGTGATGGCGTTCGACCGGGCGTCCACGTCGTCGGAAGTCTCCGATCCCTTCGCCTTCTACGACTGACGGGGGGCGACAGTGACCACAGCTGACATCACCCGCCAGGCCCGCGCCATCCACGCCGGCCGCACGCTGCTGCTGTGGGTGGCGGCGGTGCTGTTCGCGGTGGGCTGGGTCATCGGCAAGACGTTCATGGGGTTGTGGTTCATCGGGACGTGGACGTTCGTCGCCACCCGTGAGGGCTGGCGTGCGGCAAAGGTGAGCCGTGAGCCTGGTCGAACGGGTTAACCGCGGCGTCGCCGAACTCCGCGGCCGGGACGTGACGGGGCTCAGCCTGGACGACTTGGCTGAATCGTTCATGTTCGGCGGCAATGCCTACTCGCTCGGGTTGCAGACGTCCATGGGCAGTGTCGACGAAGAGAAGATCGTCGGCACGGCGAACGGGGCTTTCAAGGGCAACGCCCCGATCTACGCCTTGATCCAGGCCAGGATGCAGGCGTTTTCCCAGGTCCGGTTCCAGTGGACGAAGTTCGTCGGATCCCAGCCGTCGGACCTGTTCGGGTCGCCGGAGCTGGCCGTGCTGGAGCGGCCATGGCCCGGAGGGACCACGTCGGACCTGCTGGCCCGGATGGAGATCCACGCCTCGGTCGCGGGTGCCGCGTTCGTCACCCGGCCGAAGCCGAACCGGTTGTCGATCCTGCGTCCCGACTACGTGACGATCATCCTCGGGTCGCAGACCGACGCCGACGACCCCGCCGAAGCCCCCGACTGCGAGATCGCCGGGTTCATCCACATGACCCCCCGTGGCCATGTCACCGCGTTCCTCCCGAACGAGGTCGCCTACTACGCGCCGATCCCCGACCCCGACTACCGCTACCTCGGAATGTCGTGGATCACCCCGGTCATCCGGGAGATGCAAGCCGACACCCTGGCTACGGAGCACAAGGCCCGCTTCTTCACGAATGCCGCCACCCCGAACTTGGCGTTCAAGTTCGATCCGACGATTTCCGTCGACCAGGTCAAGCGGTTCAAGGCGATCCTGGAATCCGAGCACAAGGGCGCGTGGAACGCGTACAAGACGCTCTATCTGGGTGGCGGCGCGGATCCCGTCGTGGTCGGGAGGGACTTCCGCCAGATGGACTTCGCCGCGACCCAAGGCAAGGGCGAGTCCCGGCTGGCGTCGGCGGCGGGTGTGCCACCGTCGTGGGTCGGGTTCAGCGAAGGATTGCAGGGTTCGTCGTTGAACTCGGGCAACTTCCAGGCCGCCCGCCGCCGGTTCAGTGACGGCACCATGTACCACCTGTGGACGTCCGCGGCGACATCACTGGAAACGCTGCTCCGGCTGCCGGACCCGTACACGTCGTTGTGGTTCGACGACCGGGTCCCGTTCATGCGGGAAGACGCCGGTGACCTGGCCGGGATCCAATCGCAGCAGGCCGCCACCATCGGCCAGCTCATCAAGGACGGGTTCATTCCCGAGTCGGCGATCGCTGCGGTCACCAACAACGACTGGAGCCTGCTCCGTCATTCGGGACTCGTCAGCGTCCAAATGCAAGAACTCAGCGGCGCTGCCCCTCCCGCGCAGCCGGGGGCCGCTGCCAGCAACGGCAAGGCCCCGGCGGTCACAGGGAGTGCACCCGCAGGTACCTAGCTACAGCCGAACGGGCAGCCAACGGGGGTGGGTCAGTGACCCGCACAGTGCGGGACTTCAACCCCAATGAGGCCCGGGACCCGGACGGCAAGTGGACGAGCGGCGGCGGGATACCCGGCAAGGGCTACCACCCGGCTAGGAAGACCAGCGCAGGCGACTGGTCCGCGAGTGACTTGGCCGACGTGGTGAAGGCCAGCACCCCCGACTGGACGAAGCCGTTCGACTACAGCCGTGATGAGGGCCTGCTCGCGATGTGGAGGAAGCAGGGATTCACCGGCAAGCCGACCGTGGTGTCCGCCGAGGAGTTCGATGCACTCGGCCCGGATCACGTCAAGGTGTACCGCGGACTGCGTAGTAGTCCGAAGAAGGGCACCGCCGACGAGTTCGCAGAGCAGTTCAGGACCGGCGACGAACCATTCCCGGGGATCGGCGGCTTTGGGAATGGCACGTACTCCAGCACCGACCTCCAAAACGCTAGCTCCTACATGTCTGGTTCGGATGCAACGGTCCTGCGCATGGCTCTCCGTCCTGATGCGCGCATCGCTACCTACCGCGACCTGGATGATGCCATCTTCGGTGGTTTGCCGGAACTGTCCGATGAGGCCCGAGCGGTAGTCGAGAAGGATGCCGGGCGGCTCGCCACCTTACTGGGCTATGACGCCGTAAAGGAACGCAATCAGGTGGTCATCCTCAACCGCACGGCCGTGATCGTGCAGGAGGCGGCATGAACCCGGCCCTGTCCCATCGCGTCGCGGTAGCCCTGAATGCATTGCCGCCGGGCCGTTTGACGCTGGCAGACCGGTTCAAGCTCGCCAACCAGGTCGAGGCCGCCTCCTCCTTCGAGGAGTTGCCCGAGTGGATCCAGCAGATCATTGAAGAGGGCGAGGCGAATCGGTCCATGACTCTTGACGCACGCGGCCGGGTGCGCCGCGCCCTGGAAGGCGATGAGTCGGTCCTGGCGACCCGGGTCTGCGCGCTCGACGACATCCACATCCGCTCCGGCGGGTCGGGTCGGGACGTCACCGCGTACGCCACCGTGTGGATGTCCCCGACGCAGATCATGGACTCCGACGGCCACTACATGGAGCAGAACACCCCGGACTCCATGGACCGCAGCATCGCCGAGCGGGCCGGGCGGATCTTCTCCGTCTACAACCACGCGAAGACCCTCGGCGGCACGGACTCGGCGATGGACTCGGTTCCGATCGGGAAGCCGATCGAGATCCGCGCCGACAAGAAGGGCTTGTTGACGGTCACCCGCTATAACAAGTCGCCGCGGGCGGATGAGGTGCTGGAGGCGATCCGGTCCGGGTCGCTGGTCGGCATGTCGTACACCGGCGTTTTCCTCCGCAGCGATCCCGAGTTGGCTAACCGGTTCTCGCGGTATGAGCCGAACCAGGACGGCGAGTTGACGTTGGTCACCCGCCAGGAGATCGCGTTGATCGAGTACGGGCCGACTCCGCGCCCGGCATACCAGGACGCGGAGATCTTGGGCGTCCGCAACAAGAAGGCGGCGCAGGTGGACAACGAGCGCGAAGTCATCACGGTGACGAGCACCCTCCCCGACGGCACCACGACGACCTCCAACCCGGGCAACATCACGATCACCGGCCCGACGACGGTAAACCTGGCCGCCACCCGCATCGCCGAGCAGGTTGCCGCCGGGTTCACCCCCGAGCAGGCCGGCGAGATCGCTACTGCAGAAGTCTCCGACCTCACCGTCAACAAGGTGACGACCGGTGACCTGCAGGTCAACCGCACAGAGACCCAGAACGACCAGGCCGCCCCTGAGCACCTGGATACTGCTTCCGGCCGCGCCCCCGCACCGGACACCGCCCGCACCGAGCCGCAGTCGCACTCGGCCGCAACCACGACCACGACAAGGAGTCATCACGTGGATGACGACCGAACGACTATGACCATCGAAGAGCGGGTTGCCCGCCAGAGTGAGGTGCGTGCGCGCCTCGCCGAACTCGACACCGAGTACGCCGGGGCAGAGCTGCCCCAGGAGGCCCGCACCGAGTGGACCGACCTCCAGCACGAGCTGGTCGCGAACGAGCGCGCCATCTCTGACGCCAACCAGCGGCGCGAGTACCTGCGCTATGTGAACGACGCCATGCCTGCCGCCGGTGAGCACGTCGACAACGCCATCGCGGGTCTCGGCACGTACGACCGGCCGCCGCTGCCGCAGCGCATGGGCAACTCCGGCCCGTCGCTGATCCGCCGGCCGGAGAACATCTACGACGTCCAGGCCATCCGCCAGGGTGCACGGTCCATCGAAGAGGCCGCGGTCCTGTACCACGACTATGCGCTGCGCGCCGTCGAGCAGGCCCGGTTCCCGAGTGCCACCGGCCGGGCCGGGGTTCCGACCCGGGAGGACGCGCAGACCCGCGTCGCGAACCTGATCGACACCATCGACGACGAGAAGTCGACTTTGGCCCGCCGGATCCTGCACACCGGATCCAGCCTGTACGACCGGGCGTTCGGGAAGGCCCTCGCCCGTCAGGGCATCCACGGGCTGACCGCGGAGGAGCAGCGAGCCCTTCAGCTCGGCACCGACGCCTCAGGCGGTTTTGCCGTGCCTTTCCAGTTGGATCCGACAGTGATCTTGACCTCGTCCTCGGTGGTCAACCCGCTGCGGGCCATCAGCCGCGTCGAGACGATCACCGGTAAGGAATGGGACGGGCTCACCTCGTCTGGCGTCACGGTCACGCGTGGCACCGAGTCGCAGGAAGTCGGCACCGCCGACCCGGCATTCACCCAGCCGACGGTGCGCACGTCCCGCGTCATGGGCTGGATTCCGTTCTCGATCGAGCTGGACGTGTCGTGGAACGCGCTCCGCAGCCAGATGACGTACCTGCTCCAGGACGCCAAGGACATCGAGGAAGCCACGGCCTTCGCCACCGGCAACGGCACCGCGCCGAACCCGTCCGGCGTCGTGTCCACGCTCGGTACCGCGTCGCGGGTCACCTCCGGTGGTTCCGCCGTCATCCAGGTTGGTGACGTCTACCTCCTGGAGAACGCGATGGCCCCGCGGTTCCTGCCGAACTCGTCGATCGTCGCCTCCAAGACGATCTTCAACAAGTTCCGCAGCGCCTTCCAGCTCCAGGCATCCAGCGCTGGCGACCCGTTCGCCCGCCCCACCGGGAACATCATCGGGGAAACGTTCAACGGCTACCCGAAGTATGAACTGTCGACAATGAGCACCACGTCTGGTACTGCCGACCTCGTCATGCTCCAGGGCGACTTCTCGCAGTTCCTGATTGTTGATCGTGTTGGCATGGGCATCGAATTGGTCCCCCAGTTGCTCGGAACGAACAGGCGCCCAACCGGTGAGCGCGGCGTATTCGCACTCTGGTTCAACAATTCTAAGATCCTAGTCGATAACGCCTTCCGCCTCTTGACCATCAAGAGCACGTAGGCTACCTGGCGCCGGCAGTATCGTGGTAAGATGGGTGATGCCGGGAGATCCACCTCCCGGCATCACGACCACAACTCCGTCCAGGGAGCCATGGCAATGGCCGACCGTACTCTCACGTGTTCCCGCTGTGACCAGCCGTTCGTTCAGTGGAGCCGTGGTCGACCAGCCACGATCTGCATGGAGTGCCGGAAGACCTGCGCGGTCGAGGGCTGTGACTGGCCACCTCGGACGGCGGGCTTCTGTGGCACTCACTATGAGCAGCACCGCACTGGGCGCGCGCTGTCATCGTCGGTTTCCCGGCGTGTCCGCAAGGTCAGCAGTTCGGCTGGACACCCTGTTGCCGCGACCCAGGGAGAAGCCAGGAGTGACCGCACGGCAACATGCGCTACCTGCGGCGAAGAGTTTCGGCTAGGTGAGCGCGGCCCCGTCCCTACACGGTGCGATGACTGCAAGGCGAAGCCCTTCGAGCGCACGCTGACCTGCATGCACTGCGACAGCCGGTTCGTGCAGGTCGGTCGCGGTCAGCCCGCATCGTCCTGCGGCGAGTGCCGGAGGCGCTGCAATGCCGAGGGCGGCTGCGACCGGAAGCCGGTGAAAGCGACCGGGTTCTGCAATGCGCACTACAAGCGGGTGCAGAAGGGCACCGACCTCACCGCCCCGATCCGGCAGTGGGAGACCGGCGAGCGCAAGTGCAAGGTCAAGGGTTGCGTCGAAACGCGGATCACGCGGTCCGCTGACTACTGTCAGCGTCATTTCGCTGAGCACAGCGTGGACTACTTCCGTCTCTGGCGGTACGGCATGACGCCGGAGAGGTTCGCCGAGCTACTGGCAGCGCAAGGTGGTCGATGCGCGATCTGTCGCACCGATGATCCGCAGGGTGCCGAGTTCTCGATCTGGACTGTGGATCACGACCACGCCTGCTGTCCTGGCACTAAGGGCTGCGGGAAGTGCAACCGCGGACTGCTGTGCGGCAACTGCAACAAGGGCATCGGCTTCTTCGGGGATGACCCCGAGGTCGTCGAGTCCGCAGCCGCCTACCTCCGCCACTACACCAAGGAGTGATCATGGCTTACTCGAACGGTGTCGTGTCGGTGGGGACGGCAACCACGTTGATCTGCACCCCGGGCGCAACGGGTGCATGGGTGCAGAACCTCGGTGGGACTGCGGTCTATCTCGGCGGGCCCGGCGTGACGGCGGGTACGGCGGCGACGGGTGGTGTGACGTTGCCGCCGACCATGACGTCCCCAGTGCTGATCCCGTCGGGGGTGCAGGCGGGGACGATCGGAGCGGACCTTGGACTATATGGCCGGATGGCGTCGGGGACGTCGAACGTCGCGTTCCTCTGCGCCGTGTAAGGAACCAACCACAGACCGCGGCAGCCCCGACGTCCTCCCCTGGGGGTCGGGGCTGCCGCGCACCCAGGGGAGAACACGCTTTGCGAGTAATGATCCACAGCAATCTGCCGTACTCCGGCTCGGGCTACGGAACACAGACGGCGCACCTGGTCCGGCACCTGCCCGAGTTCGGGCACGACGTCGCGGTGTCGCCGACGAACGGTCTCGACGGGCAACCGATCGAGTGGGAAGGCACCCTCGTCCTGCCGTCTGGGATCCGGACGTACAGCAACGACATGATCGGCCCGCACGCCCGGCGACTGTTCGGGGCGGACCCCGGCCTGATCTTGGTGTTGTACGACGCCTGGGCGATCGACCCCAACCCGCTGAAGGACTTCGCGTCGGCGTGCTGGACGCCGATCCACTCGTACCCGGTGTCACCCGCCGATATGCAGTTCTTCCAGGTCAGCGGTGCGCTGCCGATCGCGATGTCCCGGTTCGGAGAGCGGGAGCTGACCGCGGCTGGGTTGCAGCCGATCTATGTGCCGCACTGCATCGACACGGACGTGTTCCGGCCGCACACCGCGGAGGAGCGGGCGATCGCCCGGGACATGCTGAAGATCCCGCAGGACGCGTTCGTCATCGCGATCGTGGCGGCGAACAAGGACAAGACCCCCGCGAGGAAGGGGTGGGGCGAGCAGTTCCAGGCGTTCGCTCGGTTCCGCAAGCGGCACAAGGATGCGGTGCTGCTGGTGCACTCACTGATGGACCACGGCCAGGGTGTGAACCTGGCGAAGCTGGCGTTCAGTCTCGACATCCAAGAGTCGGTGCAGTTCACCGACGCCTACAGCCAGCTCGCGGGCCTGTACTCCCCCGCGGATGTGGCGGCGATGATGGGCTGCGCCGACGTGTTGTCGAACTGCGCCTGGGGTGAGGGGTTCGGCCTGCCGATCTTGGAAGCGCAAGCCACGGGGACCCCGGTCATCGTGTCGGATAGTTCATCGATGACGGAGCTGTGCGGGTCCGGGTGGAAGGTCGACACCCAGCCGTACTGGCATCCCTACGCCGAGTCGTGGTGGGCCGCCCCGATCGTCCGGGACATCGTCAAGGCGTACGAGAAGGCGTACCAGCACGCCCGGGACACGAAGCTGCGGGACAAGGCCCGCGAGTTCGCTCTCGGCTACAGCGTGGACACGGTCATGCGCCGGTATTGGCGTCCGGCGATGGCGATGCTGGAGCAGTACGCCGGGGCCGCGCCGGTCCGACTGAACGGTGGGACGCTGCCCCTGCCGACGGTGGAGGCGGACGGGCTGCGGTGGATTCAGCGGGCCGCCACCACCGACGACTGGATCGCCGTCAACCACGAGGACTCCCTGGGTCCGACGATGGAAGGACTGCTGCCTGCGGGTGGGGTGTTCGTCGACGTCGGCGCGCACATCGGCCGGTGGGCTTTGAGACTGGCGCGGAAGGCATCCCAGGTGGTCGCGGTCGAGCCGAACCCCGACACGATCGCGGTACTGCAAGCGCACATCGCCATGAACGACATCAAGAACGTCGACGTCTTCGAGATGGCCGCGTGGGATGCCGAGACGCGGATGCACCTGGATGACCCGGCCCGGAAGGTGTCGGGCGGGTCCACCCACGTCGTGCAGGACGACGACGGCATGGTGCGGGCCGCACCGCTGGATAATGTGCTGGGCGACGTCACCCCGGACCTGATCAAGCTGGACGTGGAAGGCGCCGACCTGCACGCGCTGCGCGGCATGCGGGAAACGTTGAAGCGGGCCCGGCCCACCCTGTTCATCGAAGATCACAGCATCTACGGGTACTACACGCGGGCCGAGCTGGAATCCCTGCTCCGGGAGCTGGGCTACCGGTGGCGGACGGTGCACGGTTACCGCTCCGCCGACGGGAAGGCGATCCAGGCCCCCTACTACGTGGCCGTCCCCGTCGACGGGAACAACGCGTACGAGATCGCGCTGCAAGCCTGCATGCAGCACGGCGCCTCGCAGCGCCCCGACGAGCTGGCCGGCGCGATGCGCCTAGTCGAGGGTTCCCCGGTGGTGGTGGAGATCGGCTGCGACACTGGCGGCGGCTTGTTCGCTTGGCAGCAGGTGGCCGACGAGGTCATTGGCATCACCCTCGATGACAACTCGTACGCCACGGGCGGGCAGGGGCTGCCGCTGCACCAGCACGGCGCAAAGGTGATCATCGGGGACTCGCACGACTCGAACACCCTGTCTGAACTGGTCGAGCATCTCGGCGGGCGGCGGATCGACGCGCTGATCCTCGACGGGGACCACAGCATCACGGGCATCGACGCCGACCTCGGCATGTACGGGCCCCTGGTTCGTCCCGGCGGGGTGATCCTGCTCCACGACATCGCCTCCGAGGACGACGACCGCGCCCAGGTGTGGAAGGTGTGGCCGGAGCTGCAGAAGCAGCACCGCACCACCGAGATCTTGGCCCCCGACCTGCCTCGGGCTGGGTGGGGCGTCATCCACGTAGAGAACGACACGAAGGAGCCTTCCGATGGCGGATGACCTGTACTACGTCGGCATCCAGCCGACCGTCCTCGACTTCGAGGGGTCGCAGGTCGTTGTCGGCCCGCAGACCGTGGTGCATCGCGACTCGGCGCTGCGGGCGGCGTACCCGTCGCTGTTCACGCCGCTGGTCGTGCACTTCGACGCTGCGCCCCCGAGGTCGGCGAAGAAGACGGAACCGCCGGTGGAGAAGCGCGCCACCCACACCCGCTAGACCGCTATCCCTCCACGGCCTGGCAGGTTCCTGCCGGGCCTTTCCCATGCCGGAAAGGCAGCGCAATGGCTGATATCGGCGGCGGTCGGCCGCTGCGTGTGTGCGATCTCTGCGGGGCGGTCGACGACCATCCCCGGCACGTGATCGCGGGCACCGTCGATGGCACGTTCCGCCCGTCCGATGACGCACTCGCTCGTGTCCTTGCGGAGTCACCCGAGGACCAGCGCGCGGAGCTAGTGCGATCCCTGCTGGACACCACGTCCTCAGACCGCCACCTGGACTGTTGTCGGGATGCAGGCTGCCCCGACGGGTCGTGCGACGTCCGGACCGCAGGCGCTGAGGGTCTCACCGGCGCTGACCTCCTCGATCACCTCATCAAGCTCTAGGAGGGCTGAGTCATGGCATCCACCAGGGCCGGTCGCACAAGCGCCCGCGATACGGCAGGGGCGTTGTTCGATGCCGACTCGGTCGATCGAACTGTGCACCTCGAAGTCGAGGGCCCTGCCGTGCAGCGCATCGGCTTCAGTGAGGGGGACGTCACCCAGCCGGGATCAGGCTTCCGCATCCCTCGGGAGGGCGTTTCCTTCAGGCTTCAAGCAGGTGATGCGCTCTGGCTCTCCGGCAATGTCGCTGACAATGCCGAGCCAACGTTCGTCTACTTCCTCGTAACGAAGGCGTGAGACACGATGACTGTCGGACTTTGCGTGACTCAGTTTGCTGACGTCGTGCTCAACTACATGACTCGGGCCGTGGCGGGCACGGTGCCTCCCGCGAACTACGTGCAGCTCCATACAGATGTTGGCGAGCCAGGCGCTGCGGGGACCTCGAACGTTTGCACCGGCAGCGGTGCGACCCGGGTCGTCATCACCTTCTCGGCGTCCTCATCGGGTGCGGTCGCCGCCTCGGCGACCCCGTCTTGGGCGGCGTGGACCGGCGGCTCGGTGAACATCAAGTACATCTCGGTGTGGTCCGCGATTACGGCAGGGAACTTCCTGTACTCCGCGCAGCTCACGACCACCAAGGCGATTACGAACGGGGACACGTTCACACTCAGTTCGTTGAGCGTTTCACTAGGTCCACTAGCGGCGTGAAGCACTAGACTGTAGGCATGCCCCAACAGCGTCTACAGTTCACCCTCCGGCAGGAGCAAGAGATCGTCGAGCGGTACCGCGCCGGGGCGAGCCCCAGGACCGTCGCGGCAGCGCTTGGTTGCAGCTCCAAGCCAGTCCTCCGGGTCCTGCATGAGCATCAGGTCTATGAGCCTCGCCGACTTCCTCGGCGGCTCCTGAGCGATAGCCAGAAGCAGGAGATCGCGACCCGGTACAAGGTTCTCGGTGAACACATTGACGTGATAGCCAAGGACTACGGCTGCTCCGCCTCGACCGTATGGCACGCACTACGCGGGCTTGACGCCCATCGAGCACCAGCCGGTCGGGTACCAAAGGTCACCGCCGAGACACTCGAACTAGTTCGAAAGCTCCGCACCGAGCGGGGCCTCAGCACTCGCGAGATCGCGGATGAACTCGGTGTTCGGGCCGTGAACGTGGCCCGGTGGCTGCGCCGCCTTGGACTGCCTGCCGACCCGCGCGGGTCGCTGCGTGGACCACGAGCCACCGGGTGGCGCGGCGGGACGATCCAGTACCAGGGCTACATCGGCGTCAAGGTCGACCCTGCCGACCCGATGCACGTCATGGCGTGGAAGAACGGCTACGTGCCCGAGCACCGCCTGGTTATGGCCCGCCACCTCGGCCGCCCGTTGACCCGCTGGGAGACCGTCCACCACAAGGACAACGTCGACACCACCGACAACCGGATCGAGAACCTGCAGCTCCGGCAGGGTAACCACGGTAAGGGGGCCAGGTGCATATGTCTGGACTGCGGCTCCCACAACGTGGCGTCGGCCGAACTGTAGCCGCTCTGGCGGCGTAGCCGGTGGCCATCCCGGTCCATGTCGGCACGGGTACGTACCAGAACTCCACCGGCTCCACCGACACGACGGCGACCCCGGCGATCCCGGCGGGGACGGCGGCCGATCACATCGCCATCGTCACCATCTACAAGGAGAACACGGCAGCGGTGACCCCCCCGGCGGGGTTCACTGCGGTCACGAACTCGCCGATCACCACGACTGCCCCGACCGGGCAGTACGTGTATTGGAAGCGGCTCACCGGCGCGGACTCGGGCACGTATTCGTTCTCGTGGACGGGTGGTGCGTGGCGGGCCGCATCATGCTCGATCTTCAGCGGGTGCGTCACCTCGGGGACGCCGACAGAGATCCATAGCGCGAACTTCTCCAACACGAACGTGACGACGACTCCCGCAGTGTCGGGGTCGACAGCCGATGTGGACCGGCTACTGGTGTGGTCCGCCACGAACTTCCAGTTCGGCACGTGGACGATGCCGACGAGCTTCACGAACCGTTCCGGCGGCACCCCGCCGATCCCGATGGCCACCGGCACTCTCGGTCAGGCGGCAGCCGGGGCGACGGGTTCGCTGACCGGGTCCTGCTCGGTAGCGGGTGCGACGACGGCGTTCCTGTTCGCGCTCATCCCGGTCGGTGCGGCCGTGGTGCAGCCGCCGCCGCAGTTCAGTCGGGTCCCGATCAACCGGGCGAACCTGTGGTGAGAGGGGCCGTGTAGTGACGCTGTACTGGTGCGCGAGCGGTCCGATGCCGACGACCGCCGCGATTGCATCGCTGGCCACCGGTACCGCGATCAGGACGATGCTGCAGATCTCGACCCCATCGACGAAGCAGATCGAGGTCGTGAAGTGGGGAGTCGAGTTCCCGACCCCGCCGACCGCGCCGGTGCTTTGTGAGCTGGTCGAGACAGGTGCAGTCGGGGCCACTGCCTTGACCGCGCACGCCGCGTCCGGGGTGCAGCCCTATGACAACCCGGATGCACCGGCTTCGCTGATGACGCTGGGGACGGGTAACACCGGCTTCTGGGTGTCCGGCGCCGCAGAGGGAACGATCACTGCAACCCGGTACGCGGACATCGAGGCAATCCCGATCGGGGTCGGCTCATACACGTGGGAGTGGTCGCTGGGCCGCGGGTTCGTAGTCGGCGAGTCCCGGTTCCTGCGGGTCCGGATGACCACGGCGACCACCGTGAACGCCATTGCGTGGGTGCTCTGGTCTGAGTAAACCATAGGTAAGGGGAGCTGCTGTGCCGCTTCTCGGTCGGGGTATCCCGCACCAGCGGACGGTGACGCTGGAGACGTTGCCGACCGAGTGGCTCGGCGACGCCACCGTTGCCGCCACGGCAAGCATCACCGCAGCAGGGTTCACCACCGCGACGACCGGGGCAGTCGTCGCTACGACCGCCACCATCGGCGCCGCAGGATTTGCTGCAAGACCCTCCGGTGCCGCGGTGACGGCTACGGCCACCATCGGTGCCGCGGGAACTGTTTCCACCTCGGTCGGGGCGACGGTCGCTGCCTCTGGCGCGATCACCGCCGCCGGGTTTACCACTTCCGTTACTGGTGCAACTGTCGCCACAGCAGCAACCTTTACCGCTGCTGGTGCAGTCGCGCTCGGCGGCGCCGCGGTCGTAGCCACCGCGGCGGCCGTCACGTCAGCCGGGTTCGTCACCGCCATCACCGGGGCCGTACTCACCGGCACGGCCACGGTTTCGTCGGCGGGGGTTCTCGCGCTGGCGTCGGGTGCGACAGTCGCCACCACGGTAACGATCACTACGACGGGGCTCGTCGGCGGGATCGCCGTCCTCACCGCTACGGGAACGATTACCGCGGCCGGGTTCGTGGTCCGCCCGGCCGGGGCTGTCATCGCCGGTGCAGCCACCGTCACCGCGGTCGGTCTCCTAAACCTGTCTTCCGGCGCCACCCTGGCCGCCACCGCGTCCGTGTCCACGGCAGCACTGCTTACCTCCATAGCCGCTGCCGTCCTCACCAGTACAGCCACGATCACCGCGACCGGCATCATTCCCGTCGTGTGGGGCCCGCCGACCGGGCTCACGGTTATCCCGTTCGACGACACCCGCCTCGACCTGTCGTGGGTGGCCATGACGGGGGCGTCGGGCTACGACATCGAGCGGGACGGCGTCGTGATCGCCACCGACGTTGTGGGCACCGCATATAGCGACACGGGGCTCGCCCCGGCATCCCTGCATACCTACCGCGCAAGATCCGTTCACGCATGAGGAGATCCCCCGCATGGCATTGGTGACACCCGGCACCTACTCGATGGCTGCGCTCACGACGGAGGTCACCACCGACCCGAAGGGGCTCGGCTACGCGGGTGCATCGGGGAACGCCGCCACGATCGCCGACCTGATGAACCTTGCACCGGAGCCGATCGCCGCCGGGTCGCAGGAGCAGATCTACCGATTCCGGTCCGACACCCGGGACCTGCTGGCGTGCATCATCCTGTCCGAGTTCGCGACGCTTACTCAGGCCAACCGGGACTACTGCACCATGATGTTCTCGACGCCGCAGGTGAACACCGGTGACGCGAATGTCCGCACCCAGATGGCCGGGATCTTCGCGGGGGGCACCACGTCCCGGACTAACCTGATCGCCGCTGCGCAGAAGAACGCGTCCCGCGCGGAGGCGTTGTGGGGTGACGGGTTCCATGTGACTGCGGTGCAGGTGTCCGAGGCGCTCGGACAGTAACGCCGTGTCCCGGATCCTACTGTCCCTGTATCGGGGGGTCACGACGGTCCTGTCTACCGAGTTGAACGCGCTGGCCGCGTCGACCGGTAAGGCGATCAGCGCGGCGATCGACAACTCGAACCCGGACCCGACAACGTATCAGGGCGACTTGTTCGCCGACCTGGAACTGGCAGTCGACTTCGTATCCGCGCCCACTGCAGGAACGGTCATCGAGCTGTACTTGCTGCCATCCATCGATGGCAGCGTCTACCCGGACGGGTCCACGTCGATCCTGCCCCAGTCCAGCCTGTACGTCGGCGGGTTCGCAGTGCGGGCCGTGACGTCGGCTCAGGTGATGGTGGTCCGCGGCGTCGCGCTGCCCCCCGGCAACTACAAATACCTAGTGCAGAACACCACGAACCAGGCTTTTCCCGCGACTGGCTCGACGCTGCGTCAGAACACCTACCAATTGCAGACGTGGGACTAGATGCTCACCATTGTCCAGCGCGGCGGAGCGACGCGGGAGAAGCCGCCCGAGGTGGTCCGCGGGTTCTCCTCCCGGCTGCCGTGGGCTTGGGACGGTTTGGTGTTCGCCGCACCGTTCAACGACTCCACCCGCGACTCCGCCCGCGACCTCGTCTACAACGTGGCACCCTCTGCAGCTTCCGGGATGTCGTGGACCCGGGACAACCGGGGCAATCCCGCCGCGCAGCTCGGGACTACGTCCTATGTCGACTACCCGGACAATCCGGGGCACAACAAGCCGTCGACGTCGATCACCGTGTACGCGCGCCTGCTGCGACTCGGCGCGACCGACACGGCCGGCGGGATCTTCGTTAAACGTTGGGGTGGCTCAGTACCGTACCTGTCGTGGGGTCTCCAGATGGACGACTTCACGACGGAGGGCGTGCAGGGCTTCATCGCGACCAGCACCTCGACATACGAGAACCTCCGCGGCGGCTACGTGCTGCCGACGAATTTGTGGGTCTCGGTGTTCATGCGCTGGCAGTCGGGGAAGGCGCCCACCCTGTATGTACTCGGGGAGCGCGGCGAGATCCTGTCGGCGTACACCCACGTCACGACGTCCGGCACGATCCCCTACGTCGCCGGTGAACCGATTCGGCTGAATGCCACCGACGTGACCAGCGACAATAGTAACGCGGCCTATTCGCAGGCGATGGTGTGGTCACGAGTGTTGACCGACACGGAACTGCAGGCGCTGGTCGCCGACCCCTACGGCTGGTACTCGCCCCGCCGGTCCACGGTGATCACGAGCAGCCCGTATGCGCTCCCGTTCGGCGGCGGGGAGATGCGCAGCATGGGAGGCATGGGAGGCATGTACTAGTGGCACGGTTCGAAGTGGCGCACACCAAGGCCGGGATCGCCGTCGCCAACTCGCCGATGTGGCAGATCAAGACGGCTGCTACGTCCCGGTGTCGAGTTTTCGAGATCGCACTGTCGATCGTGTCTGCGCCCAACCCGGCCCCGTCGTGGCGTCTCGTTCGGGCTGCCACTGTCGGCACCTCGTCGGCAACGGTCACCCCCGAAGAGCAGGACCCTGGCGGCGGCGCGCCTACCGTCGTGCTTGACACCACCTGGTCAAGTGCCCCAACCCTGTCGACGAACCCGCTGCGCCTGTACGCCACCCCCGTCACGGCCGGGTCCGGGATCGTCTGGACGTGGCCCGACCACCGGCCGCTTATTATCCCGATCAGCTCCGGGATCGTCATCGTCAACAACATCTCCGAGGCCACCACCCCCGGATCGTTTAACTGCAGCGTCGTGTTCGAGGAATGACCTACCGCTAATCGGTCGGAGGTAGCGGCATGTCATTCCGCGTATCCCCGACCGCGATGTTCTCGGAGCTACTACTCCCGCCCTCTTACACTGGCTCCTACTCCCTTGACCAGGACGAGGACGTCACCGGGCCCACTGAGTGGCTTGGCGACACCACCCTCACCGCGACCGCCACGGTCAGCGCCACGGGGTTCGTCACCACATCCACCGGGGCGACCGTCACCGCGACCGCAACGATCGGTGCGACTCCGACCGCGGCGGTCAGCTCTGGGGTCACGGTTGCCACCACCGCAACAGCCACGGCTGCCGGGTTCGTCACCCGGCCCTCCACTGCCACTATCGCCACCACGTCCACGGTCACCACGGCGGGTGCGACCACCCTCGCCACCGGCGCCACGGTCGCCGCCACGGCCACGGTCACGGCGGTCGGTCGGTCGGTGTCGGCCTGGTCGGCGCCGGTCGACGGAACCACCCTCGGCGGGGCGCTCCTCGGCACCGCGGCGCTCACCGCGACGGCGACGATCGTCGCGGCCGGGTTCATTTCGTCGGCGCCGGGCGCAGTCGTCGCGGCCACAGCCACGCTCTCCGCCGCCGGGTTCGTCCTCCGCCCGTCCGGGGCTGTGGTCACCAGCACCGCGACCGTCACTACCGCCGGGGTCACCACGGCGATCACCGGGGCCACGGTCTCGGGTACGGCCACCGTCTCGGCTGTCGGGTTGGCTACGGCGCTTGCCGCCGCGGCTGTGACAGCCACGGCGACCGTGTCCACGTCGGGGCTCATCGGCGGGATCAACGGTGCGATCGTCGCCACCACCGCCACGGTCACCGCGTCCGGTTTGGTCCTCGCACTCGCCACCGCCAGCGTCACCGCCACCGCCACGATCACCACGGCCGGGCTGCGGACCGCGGTCACCGGGGCTGTCGTCACGGCGACCGCGACCGTCACGGCGACCGGCGTCGTGCTCGCGCTCGCCAGCGCCGCCGTCGCGGGCACGGCGACGGTCACGACTGCAGGTGTGACCGGGTCGGTCATCATCCTCACCGTCACCGCCACGATCACCGCCGCGGGTGTCCCGACCCGGGTCGCCGCAGCCTCGACCCTGGCCACGGCGACCCTGACCGCGACCGGGCGCACCACCGCACTCGGGGTCGCAGCCCTCACGGTCACCGCCACCATCACCCCGGGCGCCACCGCGTTCGCCTACGCCGCCCCCACACTCACGATCTCCGCGCAGATCAGCCCGGTCGGCACGATCGTCCTGGCGATCACGCTGGGGGTGATGGCGGGTGTTGACCGGCCCACGGTCTCGATGGCCGACACCGCCCGCGCCCTGGCCGGAATGAGCGCGGTCGCCACCGTGCTCGCCGCGATGTCCCCGGCTGACCGCGACCAGGCAGGGATGACCTCCCCTACCCGGACCGCACCGACGATGCAGGGGACATAGGAACGGCGCAGCCGGGTCGCCCCAACTGCGCCATCCGCGCCTGCCACGCCGCGCCTCGCCTTGCCCGGACTAGCCTCGCCTCGCCACGCCGACCCTAATAATACCCGATTGCCCGGATGGGGGTGGCTCCCATCTACGATCTTGGTGACGTCGTCCCGCTCACCGTCGAGGTTCGTGATGCTGGCGGGGTACTCGCCGCAGCCGGTGCAATCGTCTTGACCGTCGTCCTGCCGGACGGCACCACGGCCACGCCAGCAGTCACGAACCCGTCAACTGGGATCTACCAGCACGACTATCCGACGGTGCAGGCTGGCCGGCACTCGGTGCGCTGGTTGGCGACCGGCGCGAACAGTTCGGCCTACGCGGACTCGTTCGACGTCCGGCCCGCGGATCCTGGCTTCATCTTGAGCATGGCCGAGGCGAAGCGGGCATTGAACGTCACATCCACCGTTGACGACGAAGAGATCCGGTCGCTGATCGCCGCGGTCGCCTACGTGGTCGAGGACTACAAGCGGGAAGCCGTGGTTCGTCGGACGGTCGTCGAGCAGGTGACCGGGTCAGGCCGCACCCTGATGCTCGGGAAGGCGCCAGTGATTTCGGTGACGTCGGTCAGCGACGGCGCCACCACTTGGACGACCGGCTGGACCCTGAACTCGGAACTCGGCCAGATCACCTCCACCGGCACTCCGCTCACCGGAGATCTCACCGTCACCTATGTGGCTGGCCGGGCGGTGATCCCGGCGAACTTCATCGAAGCGGCGAAGGTCATCGCGAAGCACCTGTGGGGCGTGCAGCAGACCCCCGGCATGGGGTCGCGGGTGTTCGGCGCGGGGGGCGACGACATCAGCGCAGGGATCGCCGGGTTGGGGTTCGCGTTGCCGAACCGGGCCGCGGAGCTGCTCGGCGGGCGGGGCGTGGTGGTGGCGTGATCACCAGCTTCCCCGCCGTCTGCGACGCGTTGGTCACGGCGATGGGGCAGGTGTTGGGCACCGACGTGGTGTTCGACGGCACCCCGGTGCGGGATGTCGGCCCGTCCGGGTTGGCGATCGGCACCACCCGGGAAGACGTGTCGTCGGCGTTCTCCGCGTCCGCGGCCGACCTGGGCGGCGGGCTCTCCGAAGGACTCACGGTCACCTGCCTGGCTTGGGCAGGGTCGGGCGACACCGTGTTCAAGGCGGCCCGGGACCGGGTCGGGGAGATCGTCACCGCCACCACCAACCGGATCACCGCGGACCCCACCCTGGGCGGGGTCGTGGACACGGCCGACGTCTCCGGTGGGATCTGGCAGCAGGAACAGACCGGCGAAGGCGCCCTGGTCACTTGCGAGTTTCGGATCCTCGTCCAGCAGTACTGAACCCCCTCACCGTCCGCCGTCCGGCGCGCGGCGTTCCTACATGTCCAAGGGAGATCACGTTGACTCTCATTCCTCGACAGGATGCGTCGGTAGCCCTCGGTAAGGCGATCACGTTCCAGACGTCCACTGCGTCCGACACGCTCGTTGGCGGACAGGCCGTTCACCTACTGGTGAATAACACGTCCGGTTCGACCGTGACCTGCCTTCTCACTACCCCCGAGGTAGTGGAGGGCATCCTCGCGGTCGCCGACCGAACCGTTACCGGCATCACCACTGCGACGATCTTCGAGATCCCGATCCCGTCCCGGTACAACGATCCGACCACCGGGCTCGCCACGGTCGCTATCAGCGCCCCTGGCGCAACGGTCACCCTCGCCGCAGTACAGGGAAGCGCGACGCCGTGAGCGGGCTCATCTGGTATCGGCATGACGGCCTCGATGTGGTCGCCCAGCAGCCGAAGGACGCGCAGCCGCAGCTTGCCCAGTCGGGCTGGTTCCCGCTGCCCGCCGAGGACGTGGCCGCCCTCGAACAGGCCGCCGCTGATGCGGTCGCCGCCGACGAGAAGGCGATGACGGAGTCCGCGGCGCGGGCCGCTGCTCCCCCCGAGATCCCCGCGACGGCGCCGCCGCGTGGCGAGACACCCCATGAGGAGACCGAGTAATGCCTGCCACCAACATTTCCGCGGCGACTCGGTTCACGTCGCGCGGCTCCACCGTCATCTACTGGCTGACGGCGATCGCCAGCCCCACTACGGCCGTGACCCGCGCCGAGCTGAACGCGGGCACCAACCTGTCCCCGCAGGTCATGGACGGGTCAGGGTTCACGGTGTCCTCGGAGCAGATCGACGCGCCGGACATGGCCACGAGGTTCACCTCCAAGATCGCCGGGGCGATCACCGCCGAGGACTCGACGCTGACGATGTATGCCAGCAAGACCGGCGTCGACGCCCGCCAGCTCATGGCGCAGGACACCCCCGGCTTCATCGTCATCCTGTACGGCGGCGACGTAGCCGGGCAGAAGATGGACGTGTGGCCGGTAACCGTGGCATCGGTGGCGAAGCAGATCTCCTTCGGCGGGGATGCCCCGGACACGCTGGTGTTCACCTACTCCCCGACGTCAGTCCCGACGTCCACGCTCGCTATCCCCGCCTAGTCCGATGTCGCTGCGGGACCAGCTCCGCGGCCGGTCCCTGCCGACTGAGGTGGTGCGCCTCCCCCGCGACTCGGCCGAGTACGCGCGCCGTGAACGCGCTCTTACGGCGGCTCAGTGGATGCTCGATGAGGCCCGCGGCCGGGGGGTCGATACTGCTGGTCTGCGTGCCCGGACAGCGGATGCGCAGACCGCGCTCGATGCATGTCCGGTGATCGAGGTGACATTGCGGGCTCTGCCGGCACCCGAGTGGGAGGCGCTGGTTGAGCTGCACCCGGCTACCGATGAGCAGCAGTCCCGGGGGATGCAGTGGAATGCGGCGACGTTCCGGCCGGCGCTGCTCGCAGCCTGTGTCGTGCCGCCGGAGGACGAGCCGGAGCCGCTCACCGCGGAGTACTGGGTGCAGGTCGTCAAGGACGGTGAGTTGGCGGCCGGTGAATATAACACGCTGTGCAATGCCGCGGTGACATTGAACCTGCGGGGCCCGGCGAGCGCAGTGGGAAAAGAATCCTGAGCGACCCGACGCTCAGACGGGAACTCGACTACGTCGTTCCCCGCGGGATTCCGCACTCGGTGTTCCTCGGGTGGGACATCGACGACCGGGACAAGGCAATCTGGTGGACGATCCACCAGCGGCAGCGCTGCCCGGACTGCGGGACCCGCCCGGATGAGTGGAACGAGAAGCAGGGCGGGGACCTGGATGCCTACATCCCCGAACCGTATAGCTGCCGGGGCTGCCAGGTGATGGCGCAGGGGCAGGACTGGCTGGAGCATCACCGCAAGGAAGTAGCGCGCGGCACCACCATCCGACTCGTCCCCCGGGAGGACTGATGGCCACCGCCGAGATCCAGATGAAGGTGTCGGGGGCGGACCGGTACCGGAAGCTGTCCCGACAGATCAAGAAGTCGGCGGACGGTAAGGATCTCCAGCGGAAGTTGACGAAGGCGATCCGGGCCGAGGGCGGGCCGGCATTGGCTGCGGTGAAGGCTGCGTGGCTCGGGGTGGATGTGACAGCGTTGCCGCCGACTGCGCATCCCTTGCATGCCTCGACACGGTTGCGGTCTCGGGTGGCGGCAGCGACGGGGATCAAGGTTCAGCAGCGCGGCATCAAGATCAGCGTGAACGGTCGGCGGGTGGATCCGAAGTACCCGTCGCTGGTGTTCTACCTCAACGGGTTCCCGCGGACGAAGCCGTGGCGGCATCCCGTCCATGGCAACCGGGAGGTGTGGG